TGGCCACGCCTATTGCTTTGCATAGGTCTTGATAATCTTGGCTAGCGTAAGCTTCACGCTCTTGTGCTCCTATTGTTTGCTCACCTGATTTTTGCATCATGATGGCTTTTAAACTGCTTTTAAATACTTCAAGCTGGGCTAACTCACCCCTAGCGGCCGCATATTTTCCAGCGTTTTCAAGGATAAAATCAATGCACTTATTTGGGTCTATCTCTCTCATTTAATTTTCTCGCAAATCTCTGTCATAAATTTAATTAAATTATCAGGCGTATATTCTCTTTGGTATTGTGTGCAGCGTTTAGTGCCTTTTACATTCCCACATATTGAGCGGTTAGTTTCAGCATTATTTTTTGGGGGTAATTGTGGCAAATCTTCAATTTTTATCCCGCAAATGTAAAGTTTGGTGTTTTTATGAGCTACATGACCAAAGTCAAATTGGTCAATTAACATAGTAAATCCACCAAATTCATCGTAACCAGCACCAAGTTCAGGGCAACCAGCTTCTTTAAAAAACCTGCTGCCTTTAGGGTGCTCTAAAACACCCCCATTTTCTCGAACCTTTTTAACAGCAAACCATGCTAAATCTTTCTCATCGGGTCTTGGGTTGGCCATGTGACTTAACATACCCCAAGCCCTGCAAGGTGGATGTGCAATAACGGGGTAAGCAGCATTAAAATTTCTAGCATCTCGGTCAATATCATAAACATCGTAACCAGCTAAATCTTTGTATCTGCTATCTTTTCTTGCAAATAACACAGCAATCATTTTCCTAATCTCTTTTTAATTAACATTTTCATTCGTTCTTCAGTTTCGGGGTTTTGCTTTAACAGTCTAACGACTTCATCCCAGCCCCTTCTTTTGGCTACACCGATATACCAATCAACAAGATAAAGTTCAGAGTTGTTCTTCAAGTTGCTTTATTTTTTGGCTAATTCTTGCACGCCATTGTTGCCAACCTTCACCAGCATAAGCAGGGCATTGAACCTCTTGGGCTTTTTTGGCCGTTAGTTCTTCGCTGGAATACCATGGTAGTTCGGGCTTTTTCAGCTTTTTAACTTCCATGTCAAGTTCATCTTCCCAGCGGCCTTGATTAAGCCAAGTTGCAGGATGCGGTATGTAGTCTTTTTCAGTCTGTTTTAGTTTCCAGTATGCAAGATGGTTTGGCAGGGCTTCAAGAGCATCTTGTTGTTCCTGATGGGTTAGCCTGTCCCATGACTTTTCAGCGGCTTTGCGGCCTTGTTTGCGAGGATAAAGACTATAAAATTCGTTGAAGTTCATTGATTTGCTCCAATAGGGCTTTAATTTCATAAGCTTGAAAGCGTAAAACTATTACAACATCGGATAGTTTTAAGTTATCGAACTTAACATTGTCATATTTAGCAAGAATATCGGCCATTTCGTATGCGGTCATATTAGGGCATCCTCAAATTGTGAAAAGTCTATTTTCCGTACTGGTTTGCGAACGCATTTGAAAGTCCAGCCAGCCCTAGCATTGATAAGCTGTCGTGCTTCTTCTTGGCGGCCAACGATTCGCATCGTTTCACCGTTTTCGTCTTTAACTATGTAACTCATTTTTTTATCCAAAATAAAATTAAAGCCGCAATTACCATGACTAGGCCAAAAACAACGAATGTTGCGATGGCAAAAACAGTCATGATAGTTGCAATCATTAGTATTCGATCCCAGCTTCATCCATCATGCTGGTTTGTATATGAATAGCATTGGTAAAAATGCCATTTAAAGCGTTTTTAGCGGTGTATTTGCTAAAAGTATCGGTATCGATATAGTTGCGAAATACGCATAACAAAGCAAATAATTCGTCAAAATTGTTATAAGCGTTGACAACCGCCCATTCCAAGTTGTTTGCTTTGCGTTCAGCAATTTGCAATTTGGTTAGCGGTTTTTGTTTTTTTGCTGTCATTTTTATCTTTCAGTTGTTAATTACATATTCAAAAAATTCTTGTGGCTTTTCTTCTGCTTCAATTCCGTCAAGCCATTTGTTTATATGTTTGGATGTAGTTCTAGAGAATTTTGTAGCGGTGCGGTAATAACGACCGCCTATGTTAGCCGCAACAGGGGTTTCATAAGAAAAAAGAACCTGTTTACCATCTTTAAATGTTAGCTGTGTTGAATTTGAAGCTATTTGATTTAATTTCATTTCTATCTCACCTTAAAGGTAGCCCCCGTAGGGGCTGGTTAATTATCTTGAAAATATTTCGTTTGCTTTCCAGCTTTCAAAACGCATAGCTGTTTGGCCATTAACTTTATCGTGCATTGCCCAAGTAAAATTTTGACCGTTTACATCAGGGTTTAGATCGGGATAAACTTTTTTAGCTTCGTCAAGGTTTTCGAATTCATAACCTTCACGCATAGATAAAACTACTACAACAGGGCAGTTAGCTGGGAATGGTAATTTAGTCATTTGATGCTCCTTTTTCTATCTCACTCGACATTGAGTAACGCTATTATCTTAAGTTTGCTTAACTTTGTAAAGGTTTATTTTTAAATATTTCATAAGGAAAACCCTTATTCGTTGTTTTTAGTTATAGGTTTCCCAAAGGTGATAGCACCTCATCCATTCAGAAGTTGATCTGAACTAATGCTCCCGAAGGTAGTGTTCAATCGAATACAAGGTTGTCAATCACCATTGTCCTTGCATCTTGTGTGATACCCACTTAAGTTCACGGGGCTTGCTGTCAGGTGTAAACCAGCCCATGTTTTCTTCCACGCCACCCATGTAGGTGCTTGCTATCGTATGGAGTACGAAGCAGAAATAGAAAAACCCCTTAAGGTTGCTCTAAGTTGATACCGCTTAATAAATGTCCGACTGCATTTAGTAAACGCTCAAAGCAACCCTAAAGGGTCTTGTCGGATAAGTACTGACGCAGGTATCAATCTGCTTACCAGCAATTATGCACGATTATTGCAATTCAGGCCAAATTAATTTGTATGTTTTTGGAAAAAGATTTTTACGGGTTATCAGGCCGTGGCTTTCTTTTTCTAGCGTTGCCGCCAAAATCATCATTTTGTCTATTGGAATTTCGCCATTTTTCCACATAGATACGGCCGCAACGGATGTTCCAACCAGCTTTGAAATTCTAGTTGGTCCACCTAAAAGCTTGATAATTGCTGTTGCGTTCATTCAGCTATCTTAACATTTTTACAACATATTTGCAAATAGTTGTTGCTTTATAATTTAAGCTGGCTTAAAATTGTTTTACGGTATGTGCCGTGTTAAATATAAGGAGTACTCGTATGAGTGAGCAAGATCAAGACTTTCAAAGCTTCCAGCAACATTTGGAACGCATCTTCAAAGACCTCGATGATGGAATTATGCTAACTGCGGCTGAAATTGCAGATTTGCGTTATGCCTGTGGTCTGCCAGCAACAAAAAACCCTAATCCAGTATTAACCGCAGTCTTTGATGACTTTTCAACTATTTTTGGAGCAACAAAATGATTATTTCAGATAACAGCAAAGAATTTAAAATCGCCCCTGCTGGCCTACATATGGCACGGCTTTATTCCATTATTGACCTTGGCCACCAATCCGTAGAATGGGCTGGCGAATCCAAAATTATGCACAAGGTTGTATTTACTTGGGAACTGCACGGAGATGATGAGAACGGATTGCCGCTTAAAACTGACGATGGCAAGCCGCTGATTGTTTCTAAACGCTATACCGTGTCTTTAGGTGACCAAGCTAGATTACGCCAAGACCTAGAAGCATGGTCAAACAAAAAAATGACCGCTGAAGATCGCAAGAACTTTGACCTTAAAGGGTTGTTAGGTAAGTTTTGCATGGTCAATATTACGCATAGTGAGGATGGCAAGTACGCCAATATCAGCGGTATTAGCCCTGTACCATCAGCTTTGCGTAACGCCCAGCCTGAAGGCATCAATGCACCGTTACATTTTTGGCTGGCTGAATTTGACCAAGCTAAATATGATGCGTTGCCAAAATACTACAAAGAAAAAATTACCGAAAGTAGCGAATGGCGTGGTCAAAAAGCCCGTGAAGCAAACGAGCCAAAGATTGAAGATGACAATCTAAACGACATTCCATTTTAAGGGTCAAAATGATAGTTAAAGAAAAGGTGGCAGAAAATGGTCATTGGTACACAAAAGATGGCACTCCAGCCTATACAACCATCGGCAAAACTGGCGAACGGGCAACCACGCTTCGGGACGCAAGGAAACTTGGACTTTTGCCAAGTGTTACAACAATTAACGGAATGCTATCGAAAGCAGGCCTTGATTCATGGAAACAGCAACAAGTCTTATTAGCCGCATTAACCCTTCCTAGAGAGCCTAACGAACCTGAACAGGAATGGCTTAAGCGTGTTATGCAAGACAGCCGTGCAACTGGCAGGGATGCGGCCGAGCGTGGTACGGCCATTCACGGCATTATTCAGGGCTATTTTGAACAGATGTATATGCCTGAAAAGCCGCCTTACCTTGAAGGAATAGATAAAGCTTTGTTTGATGCTTTTGGCAACCAGCCTTGGATTAGTGAAAAATCATTCGGTCATCCGCTTGGCTTTGGCGGTAAAGTGGATTTAATGGCCAAACCCATTAACGGCCAAGGCGATGGATTTGTTTGTGATTTTAAGACCAAGGAAACCGATTTAGATAAGGTCGATGTTTACTTTGAGCATGAATTACAACTAGCCGCTTACAGGGAAGGCCT